CGTTTTACTGCCTCTCTAGCCATATAATCGCTTAACCGAATAACTATTTAAATCTTTCCTTCTTTGCGTAATTGGTAGATTTTAATCAAAATCATCAAAATCGCGTAAAAATGTATCTCCCACATCATAATAACTCCTGTGTGTAGTCGCCCATCTTCCCCATCTTATCGTTCTTAATCCCTATTACATGGAGAGATACTCCCGGGATTATGCAGTCTGCCGAAGCCCTCTCAAATTCTTCCGTCGAGAAAGATGAAGGGATTTTTTCTGCTTCTTTTAAAATCTTCTTTGGAATCTTCTTTACCCCAAATATTTTCCTCATGGCGAAGTGTCTTGTGTTCAGGCCAATTTTACCGAATCCATATTGCTCATTGTTCTTTATTCCAAAGAATGAGCATACTTCTGCTAGGGCTTCTTCAGGAAATATATATTCGTATGCCCCTAGAACTGACGGCCTTAATGCTCCCTGCACTAAAATCGTTTCTTCCTCTCCAGTTTTGTTATTTATTCTTCTGAATTTCCAGTAAGCTGCTTGGGCATGAACTTTCCATAATTCTACTTGCTCAAATTTTCCTCTGGGATAAAGATATAAGTGCATTTTATTTCAAATCCTCCTCACTTAATGAAGTTCTTACTTTCTTACAACCGAAACATATTTGAGTTAGTGCTTTATGATAAGTTGAATAAATTACTTGTTGAACATGTTGTCCTTCACATCCACCTATATGATGTTCTACCGCTCCCTTTCCCATAAATTCAACTTCTAATTTCATTTCTTCAATTCCTTATTTACCCTTTTCTGAAACCTTTTGATAAATGCTTTTGCGTAGAATTTATTTAGAATTTCAAAATCTTTCTTACTTCTCACTTTTCCTTTAATCCTATAACCATCAAGAAAACCCGCCTTATACATTTCTATCAATGCGTTTGCGTTGTCAATAACTTCTTTTTTTTTATTTAAACGCATCGACTATCTCCTTAGCCCTTTCTTCTGCTTTCTTTTGTAATTCTTCTTCTGGAGTTATCGCCACTGTTCCTGCCTCAGTCTTTCCACCAAGCATTTTTTCTGCCTCTAGTTTTTGGGCTTCTGCTTTGAGTTCTCTACCTCTAATAAGTTCTTTCTCAAACGCATCATTAGACGCTTTAAGTTTATCAAGTTCAGAAATATCTTTTTTATCGTCCGTAACAGGTTTATTAGCTTCCTTTCCTTCAGCGTTACTCTCATCGGTTGTTTCATCTGACATATAAATATAGCGTAACACTCTTTATAAATATTTCTATGGGGCATTACTAAAAGGGGCGGAAGTCCGGGCTCCGGAAGTTTTCCATGAGGAGATTAGGACTTCACGGGCTTATTTTTGTGCCGCCAAGAGTTCATCAGCCTCTTCAAATTTCCCTTCACGGATTAAAGCATAATATTCAGCCTTCCATCTCATTTCTTCTAAATCCCTCGCCTTTTCTTCTTCTTCAAATTCTCTTTTTCTTTCTTGTGCCGCTTCATCACTTTCCCTACGTTCTCTTTGAAATTCAGTTTCTCCTGCTGCTACTTCTGCCTTTCTTTTATTGAGAGAGTTCTGGTCTAGTTCATTTTTTGTAGCCGCTGCTTTGTAGAAGTCTTTAAGTTGTTTTACCACATTGGCGAAGGGGACTGCTGCTATTAATTTCTCCCATCCAGAAGGGTCGAGGATTTCATTAACTTCGTCTATTGCCCTTTGTTCATCTTCTAAGTTTCCAGCGTCCCTAGCAGACTTAACCCCAAAACTGAGAGTTTGTAGCGCTTCTTCTTTTATAAATCCTGCGAATGGATATGAGCCAATAATAGAGATTAATCCAGCTGGGCTTTTTAGGAATGAAAATGTTTTTGAAATGAATGATTTTGTTAGTGCTGTTGATTTGAGGTTTGTTGCATATCTCATAACTCCCCCAGTCTTGGTTATTACATGACCGCTACCTTTTCCCACTATCCCAGCCTTACTCACCGCACTCACTGCGTATCCAGTCCCTATTGTTGCTGCGGCTGCCACGATTGTCGATGCTATAGTGGTTCCAATTACTCTTCCTGCTTCTCCAGTATCTCCTTCTCTTATTCGTTCTCTAGATTTTGCGACTGCTTCTCCTCCTGCTAGAGGTCCTTTAGTAAAGAATGTTCCGGGTTGTGATAAAGGAGCACTTACAATATCTAAAGTTTTTTCAATTATCCCTCTCTCGTCTTTTTTTCCCTTTGGGGCTTCTAAATGGATTGTTGGCGCTTTAGTTTCTTCTACTTTCAGTTTTTTTTCAGCTTCTCTCTCTTGTTCTATAAATTCCTTCTCGCCCGGACGAAGTTTCTCCTCGACTGGTTTTTTACCCCTTTCCTTTCTTCTTTTTTCTCTCCTTTCCCTTGCTGTCTGTCTTCCTGTTTTTCTCGCCATTAGAATTTTTCCTCGATTGCTTTTGTTAATTTATTGAGTGCAGTAGTTACGCTCTTCTGCCATCGGTATCTTTCAATAATTAGTGAGAGAGTCCATAATCCTAAAATCCCGTATTGTGCTAAATTCTCTTCTATCATTGTCCTTGTCCTGCGGTGGTTTCGCTTGGTTTAGTTTCAGTCATATCCCCATCTTTTGCTTTATCACTTAGTAATTCATTCTCTAACGATGCTGGAAACTCTAACTCGATTACTAGGTTTAATTGACTTAACACTTGCTCCTCTATGAATAATTGTTCTTCCTCTATGTTTTGCTGGAAAGCCAAATAAGCTATCTTTGCTGAGGCTTCGGTGAATTCCCCGGACCCTCCTAAGATGATTTGAGGAACACCAACCGCCTCGTAGAAAAAGTCTCCCTGTGCCTCAATCCATGTCTTAGGGTCTAGTGTTGCATTTGGGGCAACTGTTATTAATTCTGATTCTGAAACATCAAAAGGTTCATAGATATTTGCTGATACGGTTTTCGTTGCAGCATCCATTTTTTTCTTATATGCTGCGATTTCTGTTGGGTCATCTGTCTTTAATTTGAATTTCCAACGAGGCGTAACATTGTCGTGCATTACTTGTTTATAATCTGTGATTGATTCGTTTCGTGCAAGAATGATATTTTCTACACTATCAATAACACTAACTCCGTGAATTTGGTCGCCTATTCTGTTTCGTGCAAGATGAAAAATATTCTCAGGTTTTAGTTTCGTTACTTTCCCTTTATATATGTCCTCGTATCTATCTAACATTCCTTGCTTATTCACAACTATTCTAATTCTTTTAGGACTTAGAGGTTTTAGATTTATTAGGTTGCCTTCGTCATCTCGGATTATCTCCGCGAAGGCATCCCCCCCAATATAATAAGTTCTAATCATGTTTTCTAAGATTGTGTTAAATGTGTCCATCCCATTTCCTTTGATTGTGTCGAGGAGCATTGTTGTTATTTCATCTGCCTTAAATCCTTTTCCTATAGTCCATGTTGCTTTGGCATTTATCGTCGCTGTTAGTTCTGCGATTTGATTAAAGTAGCCGAGTTGTTGTTCCCATTTATTATTTAGATAAAAAGTTTCGTTGTGGGTTGATGGGGAGTCGAGACTCTGAGAATCTACTGAGTATGCTTCCGGATGGGAAACATCCCCTACAGTCATTGAATTAGTTTTATATTCTGCCATTATATACCTACAAAGTTATCTGTAACCCACTTTTTAGTTGTTGCGTCTTGGTCGTTTCTCGGGTTTTGTACATCCATAACTCGTCTGTTCTTTCTAGTTTCATTTCCATTAATAGAGTCCAGTTTCTTTAATTGTCTCAAATTGCTCGTCATTTTGTCCATCCTCAAATTTAGTTGAAAAACCTAAAAACAAACTTAACTCATTCACATTCATTCCCATAAACAAAACTTCTCCTAATAAACGACCCCACTTCTCAACCCTGTTTTTTTCGTCTATTAAAATTGTTACTTCTTTATTTAGAATTAAATCACTTAACCACTCCTTGCTTTCTAATCCCTCTCGGATATTATCTCCTTCAGAAGTTTCGGGGGCATCAATATTTAAAAGTCTTATTGGAAAATCAAAATCTCTAAAATCACAGGTTACTCTTATTGTGTCTCCGTCTGTAACTTTAGTAACTTTCGCTTCAAAGTCTTCCGTAATCTGCTTATGAGGTGATTCAAAATAGTAAAATTTCATTTGATTGTTCGTTAGTTCGGGGTAGGTTTTAAAATCGTGTGCCATTATTCGCTCTCCAAAAATGTTTGAACATTTTTATTTCTTAATAAACTCAACCCCCTTGCGGCTGATTCTCTATAGACATTAATCATAGTTTCAGCCTCAACAATATCAGTGTATCCGCTTGGGTCATAAGTAATAATATCTATTGCAGCTAAACAAGATGCTACTGAATTTAATATATATTTTACATCCTCATTTATCTCCGAGTAGGCTTTGACCCAGTTATACCTGCTTACTGCGCAAATGTGACCCTCTGCTTGTTTAACAAAATCACTTACTAAACTCTCATTTGTTGATTCTGAACTTGCGTTTGCCCCTGCTTTATTGATAGCATCGGATAAGGAACATAAAGTTCCTTTATAATCTCCTCCATTTATTTGAAACATAGCGTCACTTACAGGGTCTGCTGGATTCCAGCCCCCTCTAGAGTCCATTGTGCTTCCTCCAGTATAAGAAGAAGAGGTATTATCCCCATTCCAATAGTAAGCATCACTTAAACTTCCTTCAGTGGCTGATAAAGTTAGAGCGTATTGAGTGCTTGCTTTTAGTGTAGTTGCAGACATAGAAACATTATGCCATGCGTAAGTAGTCGTGACGTCTCCTTCTGATAAGCTTCCTTCGGAGATAGGTGACCCTCTAGGATATCCAGAAGGGTCTGTTTCATATATTCTTACTGTTAAATCATTTGGAGTGCCTAAATTTCCCCGCCGTCGAAAGTAGCATCTACATTCCCATCACCTCCTGTAGTATAACTTTCAAATGTGCTAACCATAGTTATCCAACGATTATCATTTTTAAAAATGTTCCTATTTGTATGGTCATTAGGCAATTCATAAAAGCACGAAACCTTTTTTCATAAATCATTAAATCTTCTTCTTTTCTCCAACCGTAACAGAGGCAATTAATCCAAGTATCCATCAGCAGAAGGCCATAATATTTAATCCTTTGCTTTTTACTAACCATGCCGCCCTTTTCAATGCTTCGGCCAGATGGTCATATTTTCCATGAATTTTGACTCTTTTTGTATCTTTATCGACTTCAAATTGAATAGAAATTAGGGAGCGGATTAGTTCCTCATCGTTCGGGAATTTTATTAAACCTTGTTCCATCATTAGCTTTAAATTGCCATACATGTCTTCTCCGAGGAGCTTTTTGGTGTTTCCGTCTTTATCAATCTCTCTCGTAGCGTTGTTAAGTCCGATAGTTCTCCGTTTTAGAGGACCGTGAGTTAGGAGATAATCTAAAATAGGAGTTCCCAGACCTCCATCATCAACACCAATCTTTTGATAGTTGTTCCGGGCGTGAAGGTCTAGGATATGATTGACAGTTTCCCATGCTTTGACTTGTTCTGTAGTTTCTGAGAGATTTACATAGTTTTTTTCTTTTGTATTGTTTAGGCTGACAAAGGCGTTTTGTGCTCCTCCATAGCCCGCAAAATCAACACCTAAAAAGTTCCTTCCTGCGTTTTGCACAGTTTCAGTAATACATTCATCAATAAGGTCTTTAGGAAATAGTTGTTGTAGAGAA